ATGTGCAGTTTTTGCACTTGTTAATTTTGCTTTCATACCCTTCATTCTGGAGCAAAATGATTTTCTACGATTTGCAGATTTGGATCCAGGTTTTAATTTTGAAGGTTTTGTTGTAACAGCAAGCGAAAGATGAGAACCTGGATGCTCTTTACGATAAGAAGAAATTCCTTTTTTATTTAATCCACCAGTAGGATTCTTTCCCTCTTTTCTTTGCCAAGCAGCAGATGCTTCAATTACAAATTGATTAAATGATTTTCTGTTTGGTATATAAGAATCTGCAATTTTGGCCATTGATCCTGGACTAAATCTTGGAACATCTACGTCGGATGCTTTTTCCTGCCTTTTTTTAATCGCAATATGGCCAAGTTGCTCCGCACCAGATTTTGTTAATGCACCAAATCCTGTGGTTTTTTTGGATGAAATTTCAAAACTAAGACCCTCTTCAAGAAATCTACTCCCAATACCTTTACTTGGCTTTAATGGTTGAGGTTTAATGATATCAATAAATTCTACATAATGATTTCCGTTAGCGTCTTCAATATTTACAGATTCGGGAAAGTTTCCTGGGTGTGGCTTGTTAGCATCATATTTAGCCAGTCTAACTGGAATAGAATACATATCCCAAAATTTTGGTCCATACTTACACGCATCACGATTTTCATTTTTTTTACATTTAGGACAATATCTCATGCCAGATTCCTCTTTTACTGGAACACAGTTTGGAACCATTTTTTTATTTTTCTTTTTCACACCTTTTTCCCAACAATCTTCAGATTTAGTTCCCCAGTTATCAGCACCAACTTTACGACACTTCACTAATGCCCCAGAGGCATATGCACTTGGCCAAACTCTATATCTTGACTTTACTTTATTGTAGCAGGCATCTTTTTTACCACTACCTTTACCAGGTTTATCTTTTTGTGCTTCGTTAAGTTCCATATGTTCTTTAATTCCTGGTTCTGCTTTAATGTAGTTTTTATCTTTTTTGCCTTTGGCAAAAGTTGGAACATTGGTTGGTTTCGCTGCCCCTGATTTTTGTTGTTGAGTTTTATCTTTTTGCCTTTTGCGACGAACTGCTGAACGAATCAATGATTCTCCCCTCTTCCCCTTTCTTTTTAGTGCAGAAAGTCGTGCACTGCTAAAGCACTTTGGTGTTTTAGTTTCACCTGGTTCATTTGCACATGGCGAACCATCTGCTTGAACCCAGCCTGGTTTTCCTTCTTTAGATTTAGATCCATGGAACCAATAATGAAGAGTTCCTTCATTTATCCAATCATCAGGAGTTTTATGGTGCTTATCAACAAAAGCATTATGAAGTTGTTTTGCAGTCATATCATGTTTTTTCATAATACGGTGCATTAAATGGTCAATAGAATCATAAGAAGTATTTTTTAGTTTTTTAAGTGCAGATTCAAGTTCTTGAACTGCATCATCTTCACAACCACAATGCTCCATCATTTCATTAAAAGGAGATTTAGACTTAGTATACTCACCTTTTACTCTTTTTCTACGAGCAGCACAATGAGCACGTTGAGAAAACCCTTTTGGGTTGCTACAATCTATTGATCTTTTATAATCCTTAGACCAACTCATGAAATAAAAATATTATTCTTTATTATTTAGAAAACCTTGTTTGAGTAACTTTGATAACTCTGAGGTTGATCCAACAAATAATGCATTATTCGTGACATTATTTGTTGTTTTTATGGTTTCTTCTTCAACTTCCTTAAGTTTTTTCTGTAAATCTATAAGTTTGTCAGTAACGTCACCAACACTTTTAATGAGTTGTCCTGCAACTTCATATGCTCTTGGTGAGTCACTTTCCCCAGCCAACTCCATTATTCCATTAATTGCTGCTTGACCCTTTTCAATCAAAGAATATAAATTTGCTCTCGTATACTCATAATCTTTTTTTATATCTTGATCCCTTTCTGATATGATTCCAATATCAGATTCCTTTAATCTAAGATCTTGAATTTCTTGGGTTTCAATAATACTACTACTAGTAGTAGTACTAGTAGTATTTAATGCAGCATCGATATTTTCAAAACTTTTCATATTTTTACCAAAAATTAAATATCAGTTTGCTGAGTAGGACTATATGTTTTAGAATCGTCTAGGAAATAAGTATTTTCTGAGAATCCAAAATCATCTCCTGGGTTGGCAGTTATTGGATTTGGAACTACGGTATACCTCATTTCTCTTGTGGCTGGAGGCGAACCACTATAAGTATCAACTTGAACTTTTCTAATCAGTCCATCTGTAGTTTCGGCGACTGGACCGAATAGCATAACTTTTGCAGTAAATCGCAATGTATATATTAATGCTCTTCTAGTTGAAAAATCTCCTTCATAGTCATCTTGAAATGAAACATTATCCAAAACTATCGGTATATCTTTCTTTTCACCAATTGAATCGATTAAATCTACAGTTAGAGTAAATCCAGGTTGAAAATTTGGTAAAATTTGCTCTACAATCTGCAAAGCATCGTCATTTAATTTGGTCAATATATTTAGTTCAAATCCAATATTATATGGAACTGGAAAATAAACCTGTTTAAGTTTAGTATCAGTACTATCTACTGCCTTAAATGTCTGAGTAATACCAGATTTTCTAGTAGAATCATATTGAATAGATGTCATTTCAAAAGACATTCTTGGCAATGTAATTTGAACTGGCTTATTCAGATCTGGTTGTTGCTCAATACGCGCTAAAAACTTTTGTGTAGGTCCATATGCCAATGGAACTCTTAACTCATCATATACTGCCCCTGCGGCATCCAAATGTTGAATATAGATCTGATTAAATAAGGTTCCAAATGCAACAATTGTTTTTCTTATTATCTGATGATAATAGTATTTACCTAACATTACTAGTAGACTCCAAATGGATTTGATTCTGAAAAATCTAAGATTTGATCTCCTGCAGTTTCAATATCATTATTTTCTTCATATTTATCTTGGAATATAGCTTGAGAAATATTTCTAAGACTATATTGTGCGGAAGATGCAGTCCCCACAATAATATCCCCTGGAATAAAGTTTCCTTCGGTAGTTCCAACTTCTAATACATTTGTATCTTTATCCCAAGTCTTAACTCTTGCTTTAGCACCTGATATTGATCCAGTAATAACTTCATTAAATATGAATGTTCCTATGCCAGTTAATATCGGTGGTGGAGCTACGACTATTGTGGGTGCAGCAGTATATCCAATTCCAGCATCAGATAAAAGAACATAACTTACTGATCCTGTTGACGCAATACCAACTATCCCCGATGCTGTTATTGCTAGTCCAACTGTTGGGCTAGCAAATGATATTCTTGGTGCTGTTGGATATCCTGCGCCGTAGTTATTAATGGATACATGATTAATACCATAATAGTTATTAACTAATACTGAAGATGCTGCAGCACCTACTCCACCCCCACCAGTTATTGTTACCTTGGGAGCAACAGTATATCCTGCCCCAGCATTTGATATAAGAATATTTTTTATGGATTGAATCCCACCTTTAGAAGTGGTTATAGCAACTGCGGTAGCATTGATTCCGCCTAATGGTGCTGGGTCAATAGTTACTGTTGGGATAGATGTATAGTCATAACCATCATTATTCAAAATAATCTGCCTAATATAACCAGATGATATTCCTGCTGTTGCCGTTGCAGTTAGGCCAAAAGAAAATAAATTTAAAGCAGTTAAATATCCTTGATTTTGTAATGTGGAGTCTATTTCTTCAACAGTTGTATTGAGATTATCCCATCCACCAAGTTCATCTTCATATTCAAAGAGTTCACATTTAAGTTCATAAACATAAGTTTTTCCTAGTTGATAGAATGGCTGCTCATGCTCAACAAACTTAATTTCAAATAATCTTTTACCCAAAGGAAAATAGACTAAATCTCCTTCTCTAGGTCTTGTTGCTAACTCAATTTCATTTGGATCCATATCAACTAAAAATGGGACAATAAAATCCTCAAATCTTTCCTTTGAAATGATAAGAGTTACTTCATCTCGTAAACTCATTCCAAATTTTGTTAAAATGTCTCCAGCTCCGTTATATCCATCATAAGTATTGACATAAGCTTCTATAGCGAAGTTGTCATCAAATTTAGATGTGGTTACTTCTCTCAATATGGTTTCTTTTCTAACAAATTTTCTTGGAATGTAAGTAACTTCAACACCAAATATTTTTAACTGTTCATTGATTAAATCCTGAACAAGTCTTTGCTCTGAAGGTGATCCCTGAGTAAAAAAAGGATTAAGTGCCATTATGCAATAAAATCGTATGGTGGAAGTTCATGTTCTAGTGCCATGATCTGCTTCAACTTATCGAGCTCTCTTTCAGCATCTTCATAGATTTCTCTACCATTTAGTTCAACTCCTCCAGGGAGTTTTACTCCTTTAAATTTAATTAGATTTTGTCCCCACTGCTTTTTCATTAGTGCAGTAAGATATTTTTTCAAGAAACTGTCATTATAAACTTTTGTGAAATTATTTGGATCTAGTATTCTATAGCAATCCAATATAATAAAATTTCCTGCAGTTTGTGCTCCCCAATCAATATCCATATACAACCTATTCTGCCTCTTATTAAATCTTATTTGCTTATCCGTAGTTAATAGGTAATCAATATCTGCTAGGTATGATTTAACCATTGCATATTGGAGAAGTTCTACGGAGTTGAAGTAGTATAAATCATTTAAAAATAACTGGTATTTAATACTAAACATGCCACCAGATATCGAGCTGGTATCAAATTTAAATACCTGTTCAACTCCTATAACACTATCAGGAACTTGAATATAGTTTGATCCCTCATACCAGGTGGAAGCAAATCCTGACGTTGATGTTGCTATGGATGTAGTTACGCCTGGGCCAACTGGAGATAACGCACTAGCTTTACCCCTATCAATTTCTTCCTGAGTAATCTGGTGTTTAAGATACATTCTTTCAACACCGTCAAAATGGCGCTCCTGGAAGTACTGGAAGGCATCATCGACTAAATCATCTATTTGGTCATCATCAAGGTTAATTTCCAACACAGGGGCTCCCAGCCTCCTTAAACAGTAATCTATGAGTTGTTGTCTGGACGCTGGTTGTGACATACTTCTTTGTACCTAATAAGTGACAACACCTTACCCTAAAATGTATTTATCTTTACTTAAGGTTGATAGGACCTAAAGTGGAAATAACTTCTTGCTGTTTTAGATAAAGTTTACAATAAAGTTTTGCGAAATCTCGCAACTCATTAATATTAAGTTCATCAATCATCCGAGCATGTTTTTCATATTCAAACATTTTAGTGATTGTCTCTAAATCAATTTCCTTTGGATCCATTAAGTATCTCCTTTAACATAGATTTAATCTGTTCGATGTCATTTTTTATGGTTTCAATTTCATCGCGTTGCTTTTTTCTCTCATTTCGAGATCTAATATATTGGGAATATCCATAGGTATCATGATTAATAATTGCTCCACTATTTTCATCGCGGAAAAGATGTTTATGTCCTTCTACAGGTATCATGCTAATGCAATCGCTCTAAAATCTTTTAATCTAACTCTAGCAGATTCATTTGTAGATGACATTACAACTTTAATAATGAATCCTGAAAATGGATCTAAATCATGAGCTGTAAACTGATAATCTAAAAACTCATTATCATTGCTGGCTCTTACAAAAGCGTCAGCTCGTCCAGTATTTTTAGATGGATCAATAACTCTATTTCCATATCCATTACCAGTAGTGTCGGTTAAGTTATCATAACCTGGAAAAAGTACATAAGATTGAGTAATCTCACTCGAATCTGATTTAAATAGTTGATATAAAACCCTAAAATCAGCTTCTGCTGGTCTACATGCAGATACAATAACTTGTAATGAAGTTGCCGCCTGCGCCAAATCTACCTTTTTAGTAATATAGACTGAGCTATGAGGATCTCCAGAAGTGCGATTTGACCTATCATCAGTAACATAATCTACTATTGGATTATTTAATCTATTTCTACCCAAAATAAATATTGCATTTTTTGTATCAATAACTGGAGATAGATTTGGGTCAATAGATTGCATTCTTGTTCGTAATGCTAATGACTTATTAAGGGGTAGATTTGCTAGATATGCATTTTCATTAATTTCCGATGCCACTAATCTGGGTGTCTTAAGGAATGTCTCACTATTTAAGTTTACAGCCTCATAACCTTGATCTACAAACGAAACTTCAGATCCTCCAGAGCTTGTTCCGCTTATAGTTCTGATTTGTGCCGAAATTTGAGTACCATTGCCTGGAGTGATAACATTAAATTGTGGAACAATGGTACTAAACTGATGATTTTGCGAAACTTGAATATTATTTTCACCTACTGATTTTTGATCAGTAAAACTAACTTGAGGAGTATCAGTTCGATTAAACTGTAAATAATAACTATCTAAATCTACTGCTCCAGATAATGCGGGATCAGTTGGTAATGTAAATGTAGTATTGATTCTAGTAAGAGAAACTCCATTTATTTGATATGGATATATCACAGATCCAGATGCATGAGGTGTAATGGGAGATCCATTTACTCCTCTGGCACCAAGCTGTAAAATATTATTAGATAGCCCAGTGTATTGAACAATCTCACTATCAACAATTGCATATCCTCTAGATGTTGATACTCCTTCAAAATTTCCAAATGGTATAGTAGTTGCGACGGATACTTGTGTATCATTTATTCCCAAATTGCCAGTTAATGCAACTGCAGCAGTATCTGGAGCAACATTTGTAACGTTGACCAAGTTGTTTGCACCGTGCATACCATGATTATACTGTTGTACTTTAAACACATTTCCAGAGTACAAGGAGCTTATAAGTGAAGAATCTGCACTGATAGTTGTACCTGAAGAAACTCTCGTATTTCCATTATAATATACTAATGGCTGATTTAAATTGAATGAATCACCCTGAACATTAGTTAAATACAGAGTGTCAGTGCCATAAACGGAAGATACCGAAAGTACAGCACCATACCCCTTAACAACTGCAGAAGTTGTAATACCTAAAGAATCACCAACAACATATCCAGTTCCAGTATTAGCTATTGATACTGTTTGTACCGTTCCAGATGCAGAAGTCGTAACTGTAGCAGTTGCATTTTGACCTAATCCAGATATAGAATATAATGGTACATTCGAATATACTTGCGAAGGAATAAAACCATTTCCACCAGTTGTGATTCCAACAGCATTAATACTACCACCAATCTTCTCAATAATGCCAGTTATTCCTGTTTGATTTATAGATCCTTGCCCAACTTTAGTTCCTGGAACTAATTTTGACCAAGCAGCTGAAACATTTTGAACTGGAACTTTTAACTTTCTAGGGTAAGTCCTAATTGCATTAGCCTGAAGATTTGGGACATTAATGTTTCCAGCAGCTACTCTTGTATTATAAAAAACAGCATCTCCTGAAGAAACAAACTTAGCTTTATACAGTTTAAACGTCAAATCTTGATATTGACTTGGAGTCCAAATTTCACCATTTTGGGATTTAAATAAGCTACCACCATTATATTGCTTAGATATGATAACGTTTTGAACGTCTGGTAGATTTGCGGTTTGAACCGTAGGTTGTCCCATAGTGGCAACCCACATCTCAAACATATCCGAAGTTGGTGCCAAAAATACTAAAGCATATGTTTTAGCTGATTCAAGATAGATTGGAGATGGGAATTTAATGTGAGTTGGTACTGAAGCATCACTAGATATTTGAATATCATTTGGATCAAGAACCGCCCTTGCATAATCTTGAACTAGCTGTGTGGTAGGAGTTCCTAACTCTACCGTCCTAACTTCCACAAATAATCTCTGATTTGGATCCTTATTGCCAAAATATACATCTACTCCAGTTAAAAATGCCCCAGTCCCATCAACCTTAAAAGTTTGTGCGAGAGGATCTTTATCATGATCACCACCATTATTAGATGGTGGGGGTGCAGGTGCAGGTGCAGGTGTTGGTTGAGGAATATCTACACGAGTTTCAGTAACCGTTGGTGCCTTATCTGGTGGTGGGGGTGGATTTCTTACATTAACTGTGGTTGTATTTTGTGTTAATATTGTACCACTTCCACTATATGTGGTACTAGCATTACTTGCGTAGGTTGTACTACCTGGAAGTGGTGTAATACCAGGGGGAGCCGCCGTTAATTTGAATGTTCTTTGTCCTGAGTTAATTTTAATCGGTGGATTTGTATTTGGATCTCTAATGAAAAACGCACCGATCAAATCTCCATAATTATCGGTAATCAATCGAACATTAGTAACTGTCGCTACTGCTCCACTTGTCTGTCCACTTAGCGTCATTCCAGGAGTTACTAAACCTTGGAAATGCTCCATATCACTAGCCAGAGCATTTACACCAATATTCAAAACAGTAGATGTTGGTGAATATGTTGATCCAAGAGTTAAATTTCTATCATATGGGTTGATATTATACAACTTAGTTGTACCATCGGGCAGACCCTTTTTATGATTTGGTTCTTTAACCAAAGCACGCAAAATTTGTTGTCCACCAAAAAATCCACCTACAGTTTCACCAACTTGGAAAGTTCCAGAAATCATGCTAATCTCAACTAACTTTGGAACAATATCCAAACCACTTATATTATCCATATAGTAATAATGTTGGGTAAATGGCTTTAACCCACTAGCTGCAAAATATACATTTCTAGATCTCATATATGGATCTATTTGCCCTGAGACTTTTATACTTTCAACATAGTTAAATTCTCTTGATGGACCCTCTAATGTATTGGTATAAGTAGTTGTTTTACGAGTAACATTCTGATTACCCTGGGTAAAAGTATCAGTAGTTGTATTAGAACTTTGTACCCACTGAGCACCAGTAGATTCTGTTCTTGAATTGTCAACATAAATCGTCCTTATCCAGTTATCCGATGCGGGATCTAATATAACTCCACCAACATATGCAATAACATTAAATGGGTTTACATTTTCAACATCCGATGCTTGTGGTTGTGTTATCCATTCAACTTCAGTATAATTGAGTGTAATCAAATCTCCAGTTTTTGTAGTATTAGGATCTAATAATGGGAATGTGCCACTAGCTTCTGAAATATTTTGGCTAAGATTAACTGATGGATCATATGCCAGTTGTGGGGCAATCGACCAAAAATCAACAGCATTACTCAGCTCACCTACCACAACATCAACATCACATCTATTATCAGTATTAGTTGTGGAAATTAAATCAGAATTTTTAAAGTTATCTGCAACAAATCCAGTTTTAAATCTGTTTATGCCATCAGCATCTTGAATTTGTAAAGATTTTGTATCAAGTTCTAATAAATTTAGTGTTGTTACTGTTTCTAAGTTTTTAATCCTGTTATCCAATGCACCAATATCTCGCATTGTATATCTTCTATTATCATATAGTTTAAACTTAACATCAGTAGTTGGACTATACAGATATGGAGGTAAATATATATCCGCTACATCCATTGAATCATCAACGTTGACAGGTGGTTTTGGTGAATCATCGGAATTGCCAACTATAACGGATACCTGCCCAAATTTAGTTAAGGTTACCTTATCAACCCTAGGTAAATAATAACTATATCCCAGTAAAGACCCCTCATTAGGTGTTATTACATAGTTTATTGATGATGAAAAGGAACGACTTGAAAAATCAAACGGAGATGATGTATTTGATGTAAAATTAGAAACTGCTGGCCTGAAATCTAAAGTATCAGTTGCTCTTAGAGATCCATTTTGAAGTAATGGGATATCTTTAGAAAATCTATCCTTAGTATATGAGTTTACAGTAGATACATCACCATTATTATTGGTTGTTATTTGATAGCAATCATAAATGATTAATAGTTGTTTTGATGGTAATATAGATCCAGCTTTTCTAACAATCTTAGAATAATCGTAAAACTGATCTTTCTGACCCTTATCTAAAGTATAGTTACTTGTAAGATCAGTATAACTTCCTACATTGACACTTTGAATGTTTGTTTGAATATTCGATTCTTTAAAAATAACAGTTTCACCTGCAGTAAACTGCTTAGAGTTTAAATAAACAAAGCCAATCTGATTTGATGATATTTGGGTAACTAACTGAGCTACTGCTCTACTATTTTGACCAACTATTTTTTCACCAACAATTGTTTTTGTATTTAATGCCAATCCAGTTGGAAATGTAAGAGAATCTAATACTGGTGCATTAGTATCTACTGATTGATATATTGCAACAACATTAACGACATCTGGAACATTTAATGAAATATCTCTATCCTCAACTCTTAATCCATAATAACTATTAGTTGATAATCCACTAATAGCTGGGTCTGAAACGCCACTAGTATATGTAACTGCTAACTGATTACTTCTAACAAAGTTCTTGGCTTTTGTTGATGTTAGATTCTTTGCTAAAGTGACATTAACAGATACTCCAGTTGCACTAGCAGTTAATCCAGATAAAGTTATAGATCCTGCATTTGGACCCAATGTAAACTGATCTGAACTTAGGGGTTCAATTGTACCGTTGGAATAAAATATAGAATATCTTTGTGGATTAAAAGCTTCAAAAAACGAACTAGTAATCCCAACATCATTTGTGGTAATTGTTAAACTCCCACTTCCATTGACACTTTTATTTTTGACTTGTGAAGTAACTATTAAATTTGAAACTCCCAAATTAAGAGCTGATATATTTGCTTTGGGTAGTTGTGAATATAACGATGCTTTATCCGTATTTAAAACTGTTGGAACACCCAACGCAAACGGTGTTGATATTGTTGTTCCAGGAAGTGTCCCATCGCATATTTTAGATACCGAAGAATCTAATGCTGATAGGGTCATGGACAACCCATCAGCAGAAACTGAGCTCACAACGTTAAAGGTTTCCACATTTGAACCCTGTTTTTGATACCTAATAATAGAACCAGGTTTAATTGTCAAAAACGATTTTGCGGGAATTGATACAGGACAAGTTACAGTTCCACCACTAGTGATTGTAATTTGGTCAGATGCATTGAATCCTGTAGGTATTGATCTGTATAAAACCGTATCTGCAATAAAGCATGATTGCAGGTTTGCGTCTAACGCTGGTGAGTTTTGAAATACTGATTTTATATCATCAGTATTATATACTGTTATTGATTTGACAGTTCTTGAAAACTGTGTATTTTCATTAAAAATAATCTGCTCACCAGATAAGAAATTACCAGAAGTTTGATCTATGTATAGTAAGGTTGAGTTAGGGGCTACCGCAACATAACCTGTTGCCCCACTACTTAATCCTCTTACATAGCTACTAACTGGTACATCAGATGCTCCTAATGATGAAGATAATGTCAGTGCTGTATATGTTTGAATATCAAACAAATACAAATCCCATGAAGTAGTTTGATCAGTATATGCTGCATCAGTTACTTGAAAAGTATATGCCCTAGCTTTACCAATTAAAGTTCCTGTTCCGCTTGTTGTATTTGAAGTATTCCTTCTTTTACTATAAAGGCTTATTGTATTAGAACTATTTAAACCAAGTAAAGGTGTTCCATATACATTATTAACTCTTAGGAGATTTCCCATTTCAAAGGGCACCAATGCCTCAGAAATGGTTTTTGTATCCCTTGGTTTTTTGACATCAACAACTCTAGATCCAGGGAGACTGACATCATACCCCTTTACGTAAGCTTTACCTGCAGATACTCTCACACACATCAAATCATCTGATGGTATATTTCCTTGTTCTGTTTTTTGTGTGTCAATATAAATCCCATTTGATGAAACTTCATCATTAAGAGAATTTAAAACATCTACATTAAAAGAGTTTAATGCAAAGTTACCCGTTTCCTCATAAGTTCTTTGGGCAAAATAATCCCTAATCAAAGAATAATCTGAAGTATTCTGAACACTTTTAACTACGCCAGCATCAACTTTAAGTAACTCTACAAAATTTGTATCTTGGTAATCATCTATAGCTTTTTTGACGAGCGTAGTGCTGATTTTTAATCGGTCAGCGCCTGGAGCAGCATAATTTGAAAATCCTCTGGCATTATCATTTAGTTGAGATTCATCATTTGAAGTTATTATTTCCTCTAAAATATTTAAACCAACTCTATATGTGGGAGTATTAGAGTATGGATCTAATACAATATTTGACATGGGAACATTAACAAAAGTTCCCCGAATAAAATATACTCCACGATCCACACCAACTGCAGATCCTACTGCAGTTGCATTTTGAGATAGTACAGTTAATACTGTATCTCCAGCATTCAATGTAGTATTTCCATAAGTTGCATTATCTAGTAATACTAAAATTTCTCCATCAGAAAACTGAGATATTTTGAAGTCATCCCCAGAATCCAAATATTTTACATAAATCGTTATATCGGTTACTCCCTCATTTGGGGGCAATGTAAATCCTTTAATGGTTGCAACTACTCCAGAGCTTTGACCCTTAAGTCTAACTCCAGTATCAACTAAACTTTGAAGATAAACTGTTACATCAATTCCAAGATGGTCTGGATTTATTTTTACTGAAAAATATCTGTTATCAAATGTAACTGCTCCAGGTATAACCATGGAGCCTTCTTGAAAAATATGGCTACCAAAGGATTCTATTTGATTTTGAAGAATTGACTGGAGATTAGTTAACTCTCTAGCCTGTACTGGGAATCCAGGTTTAAACAATACCCTATAGAAATTATCCTGAGGATTAAAATCATCATAATATGGGCTTATATTTAAGTTAGTTTTCTGAGGCATTTCTAAAATTCCAGAACGATTTTAATATCTTCTTTTTGGCGAGAGTTTCTGTTTATTAATGGTCGATTATCAATGTAAATAATCTCACCTGATCCTTTATTTATTTGAGGAACTGCTACACCATTAGTAAAATTAACACCAAGATTAATTAACTTGGATCCCGTTGGATTTGTGGTAATCCCTGTAAAACCCACGTCAATGGCGGCAGAAAATCCCGATCTTGATCCAACAACATTATTTGGTGATGTCGGATCAAAATTAAATATTTTACCAGAGGTAGAAATTCCAATATAATCGGTTTGATCTAAAGTAGTTTGATTCCAAAACAATGATCTATCTCTAAAATATTTGAGAACATTTGTTTCAATATCAAACGATGCAACATAACCTACTGCCCTACCACCTGTAACATATTGATATATTTTTTCCCCAACTTGAGGAGTTCCCTGCAACGAAGTTAATTTTAAGCAATATAATGAAGAAAAGGTATCATCATAATATATTTGGGTGGATCCAATTGAAGTGGGATTCTTAAGAATCCCAACTTGAGCAAATTTTGCATCTATTGGGAAGTTTTTAGTTGAATCGTCAAATCTAGCATAGGCTAAAATTCTATCCGTACCCAACTCAGTGTATATATTAAATCCATGTCCTTTCGATGGTGGTATAATAGGGACAAGCGTTGCAAAATTACCACTACTATTAGAGTTAAGTCCTCCCAAATCTACTATACCGTAACTGTAACCTTGACCACCAGACGAAACATTTGTATTAACTATTTTTCCTCCAGTAATATCGAGCCTAACCTTTGCACCAGATCCATCACCAAGAATATTAACCTCTTGATCCAAACCATTTGAATAGTTTGCTCCAGCATTTTGTATATAAACTTTTTTTATTTGATTTGCATTGACATCAGAGTTACCATTTTCTCTAATTGCAGTTATTTGCGTATCGTTTGTAGTATTCCAATCATTAGGAACAGTAATATATTCTGTAGAATCAAACTTTATAATATCACTTGGAGAAACACTAAACAGATATTTCCAAACATAACCATCTCCACTATTGCCTGCTCTAGATGGTTCTAAATCGGTAAATGTTGGTTGATCTTGAGAGGCGTTGCCAAGTGGATTCGAACCTGTAGCTCCATTATCAATGCAGATATAAACCCTATAATCGGAGTTCATAACATAATAATTTGCATCATATAGTCGGTAAGCCGCAGTCAGTGGACTTGGATTCAAAACACTATAATCATTTCTATACATTTCGTATTTTGTTCCACTCACCCAATCAATTCTTCGTATAATGCGTCTTACATTTGCTGAAGAAAGTTTTTTACCAAACATCATGATGTCACCATCATGTGCTAAATATGAAAAGTTATCAACTGGTGCGGGAGGATTTGTATCCCAATCACTAGTTCTTGCAAATCCTACTGTAGTGGGGTTTGTTAATCCAACAAAAACATAATAAGAATTTGCTGGATTTTCTACAGAATCTATAAAATTACTTGCGTTTAAAATTCTAAACTGATCAGTAACAAGCGCAGACATTTTGAGATCTTTTTTCTATATTTATACTTGTCTTTGGGGTATAGGATTACAAATCAGGAAGTTGATCTTTTTTAAGAGCTCCAGTATTACGTAATCCAACACTCCTTCTTTGAATACTTGGGAATGTAGTCAAACCAGAATCAACAGTTAATCCTGAAACAGTCAATGATATTGGTGATGTTGATCTTGTAAAGTTGTATAATCTCCCCCAAGAAAGTCTCCCTAGATCAGTACCAGAAGTATTGATTCCTAAGATTGGGGAATCTGACCTAACATTACACACTATTTGTGCATTTGGTCCTAGATTTGATATTGAATGTACATAGTAGATATTATCTAAGAAGGAAGTTCCAATACCAACAACCGAAGAATCTGAAGAATCAATTGATGTTACTCCACTACCAACTTTAGTATCAACTATACAAATCGGATATCCAACTGACAAATCACTGGCAGTTGCTGCATTAGCTCTGAAGAAGAACCTAATTGCCCGAGGATTACCTCCTGTCCCTGTAGTTGTAGTTATTCCAGTGATAATTCCAGAAAAACCTTGCACATTATTAATTAGTGTTACCTTTTCAGTATTATATGCTGGGATTGGTGCAATAACATATGGTGGATGATTAATGTCATATCCAAATCCATAATTTGTAGTATTAACCCCAACAATAGATCCTGATATTATATTTGCAGTCGCAGTTGCTGTTGTACCAATTCCAACTCCAATTGATTTAGGATTTGAAATTGCAAGATTAACTGAGGATCCTGAATATCCAGATCCAGGATTCAATATAGAAATTGAGGAAATGCTGCTATTGATTCCAACAGTAGCACTAAATGCTGCCCCAACAGGATTTAAACCTGGAACCATTAAGGCATCAAATGTAGCATAGTTAAATGCAAAATTATTAGATTCGTATCTAAAGAATTGCGCATCATCTACAAAGATGCTAGTTGAAGATGGTGTAATGTCTTTAATTATTTTGGCCGTTGGGTACACTGAAGACTCTAGAGAATCTCTTGTTTTGTATACAATGTCACCTTTAATTGCAGTATCTACTTTTTGTTTTTGCCATTCTATTGGTTTATAGTTATATGGATCAACTCCAAGACCAACATAGATGTCTGTTTCTATAGAATCCGAGTTTGGTATATTCATAACAACTCTACCATTAGTTTGTGATTGAGTGCTTGGGTAGTTCGGATTTTTATAAACAGATACAGTATCTCCGATTTTTACTGTTTCGGGCACATTTACAGTTAATATATCAACTCCTCTTGTACCCAAGTAGAAAAATACTTGAATATCATCACTTGGATCTGGGGGTTGAGTAAATACGAATGATGTTCCGCCATCAAATTGATATGAAGTTCCTGGCACCTGTAAAACTCCGTTTACAAAAATAACCAATACTGCATTTAAATCAATCTTTGCTGATACTGGATCATTTGGATCAACTTCAAAACTTATCAACGAACTATTATAATAAAGTGGGAATCTAACTCTATGCCCATCTTGGAAAGGTTTAATGGAATCAAAGTGATCCATTTCTCCAAATTGCCAAGCTGAAAAATAATCATTAAATACTTGAGTAACAGTTAGCTGAAACTCACTGATTGGTGCAGATAATCCTTTAGCGGTTACTAATCCTACAGGTTTAAATACGTCACCAACTTTAAATCCATATCCAGGTCTAGAGATTGCAAACGATGAGACTTGGAATAATGTTGAACCTATTCCAGTCGTGTTACTGCCCCCAACATCAACAGTTATCAATGTGTTATATCCAGTATCAGTAGTAGCACCAATGCCCAATCTAGAAACTCCAATAATTGGTAAATTTTCATAAATTGGATTTGGTATTTGTATAACTGGATTGGTATATCCAGTTCCACCATTAATAATATTAAATGCTAAAGTTCCTCCAGCACCAACAGTAGCGGTAATGACTGCATCAGTCCCAGTGTGACCACTATACTGAGTTATCCCAATCGAAACTACTCCTCGATATCCTGAACCCAAAATATCAGTAGTTCCAAATCCAACAGATACAATACTTCCAGTTGATGGATTCAATACTGCAGTAACTGATGCTCCAACTAGGGGTGCATATCCTAATCCAGGTGTAGACCCCAATGAAACTACTAAACCTCCTCTTGGTACTTGATTCTGATTAACATCAAATGTCGATTGTACAAGCTGACCATTTGCTGAAGTGATTCCAGTAAATACAACGCTAGAAATCCCTGCACTTGAAGTAAATGTGTAGTTATTTCCTAAATTATTTAAAGTTGATGGAGTTTGGAATACTCCATTAATGAATAAAATTCCATTGCCAAGAGTTAATCCTGAAACATTTTGTCCTTGAGACTTTAGGGTAAATGTCTTACCTATTCCAGTGAACTGATCCGAAATATCATCAAAAAGAATATCAGTGCTGTAATCAGATCTCAGGAATGTTCTTCCGTTGAATACATCAATAACATATGGAAGATTACTATTATCTCTTACTGAACGAGTATTGCCTACTGGTGCATCCAAGAAATAAATTCTACTTCCAACAATATTAAAAGATCCTCGATAAACTCTGGCCGTTTTTCCGTCAGTATGTGAAGTTGCTGAAGAACCTATAGAACCTCTTTTTACTGAAACCAAGTTGTAACTTCCAAGATTAGTTATTGGTCCCACACTTGTAGTTCCAAATCCAACAGAAATAACCTTCATATATTCATCATCTATTTTCAATACATCTCTTGGCTGTATTGTTGAAATACCACTAAGACTGAATGTAGTCACTGCAGCACCAATACTTCCACCATTATTAAATAGTGTTTGTGTAATTGGCGTATATGTGATTGGCTGTTGGACTATCCCATCCAAAGAAATGACTGATCTTTCAAGTACCTTTTGCATTTGGAACTCATGAGCATTTCCTTGCCCATATGAAGTGAAAGTGACAAAAATACCTGCAGTTGCATATTCCTGTCTGGTTGAAATTTTAAAATGATCTGCATCAATAACTATTGGATATACTGTATCTGGAAGTCTATTTGTAACAATTCCCAAATAGCTTAATGTTGATCCAATACCAACTGCAGTTGCTCCCACTCCAGCAAAAGTTGAAACTGGTAAATATGTAAGTTGCTCACCTGTGCTAAAGAAATGATTTGGAATACTGAATATTCCAGTAACAGGATTTAATTGAGTTGCATCTGATGGATTAAATACTTTCTTATAAATGTAATCACCATTATGCCTCAAATCAAAATCAACTTTATTTGCTCTAGTCCCATTAAATCCATTATAAGGTGCTAATAATAATGTTTGATTTACTGTACCATACTGCAATGGTGCTGGACTATTATCATAATCATTTTGAGTATATAAGATTTCATTATAAGATTGAACTTTAGTATTATTAAAAATAGGATCAGGATAGAATAATAAGGTAACATTATCGCCACTTATGTTTCCACCGAAAGTTCCAATTCCCGAAGTACTTCCTATTGATACAAATGGATACTGGACAACAAAAACATCAGATCTATTTTGTGTCATTAACACCTGATGCATTGCGCTGGTATTTCCAGAAGAAACTCTTACCAAAGATTTAACGCTACTATCAAGGTTTATATTTAAGTTACACACTGTAATTGGAGAACTCCCCGATCCATAGGTGTTTTCCAAACGAATAGTTCTCTCAGTACCTGAACTTTGACCAGGTATTAGATATCTGTAGGTTCCAATCCCAACCGAAGTCGTACCAAATCCAACGTTGTTGCACCTAACAAGCATTGGATTATTTTTATCATTGTAAAACTGTAATGACACCGTATTTGAAACTGGATCAACAAATGAAGTAAAGAATCCAACATATTGTGTACTATAGGATTGCGCTATACTATCAAAATAGTATTCTGAAAGATAAACATTACTTCCATCATAACCAAGTGTAACTTCAGCATATTCAATTGTTCTTTGTATCGTATCAAAAATTTCAATATTTGAAAACAATCCATTAAAACTAGTTAATGATTTTGAGAAAATAGTTGATGCTGCTCCACTAGCAACAATAACATTGTTACCAGATAAATCAACAGATCCAATAGAATAAGTCCCTATTCCAGCCAAATCAGTATTAAAGTTTAAATTTAGAACTTTGATATCATAATCACTGTTATAGATATCCGCTGGTGTAAATCTGAGAGTTTTATTTGAAAACTCATCTATCTGGGCAGAAATATCTCCCAAAACACCTGGAGTAGTATATAAAGTTTCCTTTTCGAATGTAAATACATCAGCTTGAGTGTCTATAACAACGACTTCTGAAATTTGAGTATCAAAAGTATCTAGATTAGTAATCTGTACCAAATATTTTTGGAAATTGTCATTAATTGGTGAAATATCTACGTATGGTAAAAAGTTTCCTATATTTGAAAACTTACCACTTATATCATCAATCGTTAAAACCCTATTTGTTTTGCATAAAGCATAGTTTGCAAGTTTTTTATTTTTGAAGATCAAATATTTTGATTTATTTTCTCCAAATAGAGTATCATAATCTAAATCAAGATCAAAATTATTAATATTATCAATTCTCTTTTGGTTATAAACATCTAAGATAATAACATCTTCAGTCTTTGATTGGTAAGTTGATGCCGAAGAAACTCTAGAAAAAACCTGAGTGTCTGCAAATCCTTTTAATCCTGTAGGATGTAATAGTCTCTTAACAGGATCCACAAATGTATCATATTCTATTGTACTTTTTACTGAGTATGAAAGATTTTGGTAATAATCATTATCTGGAGTAACTTGATAATCCTCATCTAATTTTCCAGTACTATCAGACCACCCAATATCCTGCCTGCTTCCATAATCAACCAAAAATAATCCTTTATTTTCTGATATATTTTTAACAGTTGCAATAACACCAGAAGTTTTACCTTTTATTACTTCACCAATACTTAAGTCATAACTTCCTTTTATTTTTATATAATCGGGTCTAGATTTTGTTATGTAAACATCATTTACAATAAATCCAGAACCAAGATTTGTGTAAAGTTGTTCTCCAACTGCAAATAAAGATCTTTCTTGATCAACACTAAAAACTGGATAAAAGTTTTTATTTACAATAGTTGCATATCCAGATTGATAAGTTTTTGCAATTCCTGGGTTTGTGGTTAATCCTGCTAAACTATATTCTAGTTGTGCTGGATTGGTATTTTGAAATGCAGTAACAGTGAGGAACTGGTAGCCATAATCTGAAGAGTTATATCCAGTACCATCCGAAGAGATTTTTTGCACACCCTCAACAAATATTTGATCACCAATGTTAAATATAGACGTATGAAATCCAACTAAGGGTGTTAATAATGTACAAGTAACTATTCCAGAACTGCTTCCCACCATTGAGGAAATGCCCACACCATTTGAGTTATCTACTGCAATAACTCTATGTGTTGTTGATTGTAACCCATAAATTGGTCCTAGTATATTGACAGAACTAACGTTTGAGTTTTGAACAGTTGCAGTCAATGAAGTTGTATCTACAACAGTGTTAGCTACTGGATTATATAAGATCAAACTTGGTGGTGAAATGTATTCTGCTCCACCATAGAGAATACTAATATTTGCTATGGTATCTGAGTTATCAAGACTAACAATCGGAGAAATAAATGCTTCTGGTTTTAATGTTTTATCTGAAGAATATTCATAACCAATATCCAAAACTCTAACATTTTTTATTCTACCAATAGAATTAGAATATGGAGCGATGTTTGCATTTTTTCCATTTATAGAGTTAATTTTCTCAAGCGTTGGAAGCTTCTTGTAGTTAGCACCATTAGATAATATCCTCAAAGAATTTACTGGACCAACCACATTTGTGGATGGAGTTGAATATCTCAATACATTGCAATCATATTGACTGTGATTAAGCGACTCAGGAACCTTATTCAATGCAATGTTGAAGGTATTAGTACCAATACCAAATACTGGATATGAATCAGTGTATGAACTATTGGTGAATATTATTTCAGATCCATTGATAACTTCAGTATCTGATGTGCTGATATATCCAGATCTTTCTAAAGCATAAAATAACTTAGATGGAAAAGCTTCGGAATAGTTTACCACTAACTTGGCACCACTATCAATTCCAGGTGAACCCTGCCTAATAACATTAAATGAACTTGTTTCTTCCGTAGATAAAAACTCTTTATTAAACCCACTATCGTAGAATATTTTTAACTTAGAGCCAACTAGAGATGGGTCGGAAAGATTAAAAACAATACTATTATCCTTAATGACATCAATTCTTGGATTAATCTTTGCAAGTTGGTGATGAGATCCGCCAACACCAACTATGTTAGAAAATGATGGATATTTTGATGTAACATCGAATAATGTCTCAGAAAGACTGATATTGTCAGAATCAACTTTATATGCAAAGTATACTCCTGTGTTTAATCCCGCAGCAATTTGATCATTTGATGTATATAAAACTTTATCTCCAGTTTCAAATCCATGGGATGGAATATTAATACTGTCAGTGGAAACGCTGATCTGAGATGAGTCAAACCCTACAGGACCCACTAACAGTTTTGCAAAATCTTGATTGTATGCAATAACGACAGAATTTGTTGATCCTATACCCACAAGACCATTCGGCTTCACTTCTAAAAATATAGTATCACCATTATGCAGTCCATGAGAACTGTTAGTGATTACATTTGCTACAATTCTATCTGCAGTACCTTTAACTTGATTAAAATTAGATGATATTAAATATTGAGCATCGTTTACCCCTGCACTGAAGAAAAATAACCCATTAGTATTTGTAGTCAATCCTACTTGTGTGGCCAATCCAATGTAATCTTTAGATTTATTGATGACATAAGCGGTCGATATTGCAGAAAATGTATCTGGCAAATAAAATGTAGACCCAACATCTGCAGTATTACCAACAATAATTGAATCCGCTGCTGGATTTTTAGAAATCGTTACTTTCTGTCCAGTTTTGAATGGGTGATTTGGTAGGTATATTGTTTGAGTTGGAATAGAAATATTTACTGAGGTATCACCAGTGGTATATACTGAAGATATACTTATACCTGGGGTTGTACCCATCCCAACAGACTGGAGTGCATTGAAATACACCATGTCATTTATTTTGGAATCAAATTGTGGTGTTTGTACATTAATTGTAAATCTATTAGGCAAAACATTGACAGTAGATCCTATACTATGTCCTACTGATATTATATGCCTCTTAACTCTCAAACAAGAACCTTCTGGGAAAATATTCAATACAGTAAGAACTTCATTATCTACTAATAAAGAACTTCCTATTGAAATTGTATTAGGTATACCTGAAACATAAATGTCTGCGGTAACTCCACCGTTAGTGAAATTTCCAGTGTAGGGATTTCCACCATATGGGTTTGCTGGCATTGCTTTGAGTAACTGAACTTGACTACTTACAATGCCAACATTAAAGGTTCCTGTTAATCCAGTAATGGAACTTGTTAATCCAGAAATTCTTACCGCATCATTATTATTGAACGTATTGTAAAATGGCTGATACACGGTTATTGAATCATTTCCATTCCAGATAAAAATTGAGTTTGTATATCTCTGTAAACTTGTATTAATTTGATTAATAGTTTTTCCAGAAACTGAAGATACTACTGCATTTAATCCACCTCCATTTGTGCCCACATTATTGAATATTGTATAGTCTCCGACTTGATAGTTTTCTCCCCCATCTATAATCTCTAAAGTTTCTACTGAACCTTTAGTAATAGATTCTATCGTAGAGAGCTGATTTGTAATTCCATATGATTCTGTAATAAAATCATTTCCTGCATATAGATCTCTAACTTTATATGGTAAGGTATTTCTTGTTAGATTTGAGTTATTAAAATCAAATGTCTGATCTAATAAGATATTTTCCATAATAAATGGAGATCTATAATAATCTCCAATAAAATATGGATATTGGGGTTCTAACTTATTGGTTATTGGACTAGTAGATACGCCTACAAAGTATGCATAAACTCCATTTGGAAAATCTGGGGTTTTGCAAAATCTACCATTACAAATGTCAAGATCGCCCATATTATCAAATTGATAATCATCAATAAAGAATCCAGGAGCAAATACTGATGTTGAAGGTCTACTATTAATTTTTCCAGGTGATAATGAATATCCTGATTTTAAAATTTTAATTGGAGATGTGTTATCTTTAGCATCAGAATATCCATACGGCCCATAAATTGGATTACCATCATATGCCCAACCAATAATTGGTGAATGGGAATTTCCATAATCTGAAAACACATTTTTTCCTAAATCTTCGGAATATCCGAGTATATTGTAGGTTAAATGATCTCCTTTTTCTAGGAAAAACTCTTGATTGTAACGATACTGATTGTTAAGTGCTAATGACCTAATATTGACATCAAATAATGCACCATGACCCCTTACGTTGACTTTAACACTCGTATCTGAAGAACTATACCCAATTCCAGAATTTATAACAACAACACTCACAAGTTGCCCATTTTGTACAACGGCTCTTAGAATTGCGCCACTACCACTACCAGTTACCTCTAAGTCTGGTGGTGAATTGTAATGAGATCCTTTACTTAAAACCTCAACATATGATATCTTACCACCAGAAACTATCGGTTTTAGCTGAGCATCTTTTCCGTTAGATAGAGTAACTAATGGCTTTCTTTCCAAATTTAAACTATTAGAACCATATCCACTTCCAGGATCATACATATAAGCATCAATAATCTGTCCAGTTACGACTGGAGTAATAACAAAGTTACCAGCTATTGTTGTACCATAAGCAACATTTACTGAAACTGAGATATCTGGGTATTTAAAAACATTAAATCCAGAACCAGTGGAACCAAAAATAACAGTTTTATTTCTTGAGTAGTTTGAAGTGATGCTTGCACCAATCCCAGCATCAGCGAGTTTAAAGCTATTATTATCTACTTTAATAACATAATATTGATTAAATGTAGATATTCCAGAAATTGTATTTCCTGTTGAATAATATTGGATTAAATCTCCACTATTGAATCCATGATTAGTAAAACTAACTGTACTATACTGAGTAGAAATTCCTGAGGGAGGAACATATAAATGCCTGTATTGATATCCTGAACCTGGATTTAAAACTTTTATAGATCTTAATGTATTTTTTGATATAGTTCTAAACTTTTGAATACCAGAATAAGTATTTGTAGCGATTCCAATGGTATTAATACCTGAGTTATAGTCCGATATTGTATTATAAAGTTGAATAGTTATTGGATTTATAACTTTTGCAACATAAGATGATCCACTTACCAGAGTTCCTGTAGGGTTGTTTGAATCTCTATACGAGGATATCTGTAGCGGATAATTACCATTTTGATCGTAAATAATAGTTTCTCCACTCTGAAACTTATGTGGAGTTTGGAATGAAATTGTTTCTTGATCAATATCAATTCCACCTCCAAACAGTAACTGTCGGGAATCAAATAAAACTTCTCGATACCTTTCTCCCATTACTGGTTCTAGTATACAACCAGAACCATTTCCACCAGTCAATGTGACTGATAGTACATCTTGAACATCAAAATCTTGAGGATCAACAAAAACAGATGATACAATTCCACTAACTACAGGAATAACTTGTGCTGTCGTGCCCGAATCTGGAGCTGATATTTGAATTGTCGGTGGATTTATAACATCATAGCCTTGTCCAGAATTAAGGACTGTAAAATTTGATAGAGGTCCATAATAAACTCTATCGTCAGACTCTGGATTAATAATCTCTACACCATTAACTAAAATACCAACTCCACCTAGATTTTTTTTGTCAGTTTCAGTATTTGATATATTTTGTGGAAATGGAAATTTTCTTAAAATTGGATTTGTTCCAATAAGTTCTTTTCTGTGTTTTTCTAAAATAAATGTGTGCGATCCAGATCCTGTGGGTAGAGGGTTAAACTGCTCATAGTAGCTTGTGTATAATAAAGATTTTGAACTATAAAGTCGAATTTGATTTGGATAATTATCGACTATTTGAACATAGTAAACCTGCCCAGACACCAATCCTGGTATATTAATGTTGGATGCTTCATATACTACTCTATCACCAGTTATAAATGGCACATTTGGCACATCAAATGAAAGTACAGAATATTGTTTAGATATTGAGTCATATCCCTGTAATGCAAAACCAGATGCATCAGGAATAATTGCTTTGGTAATATTTGAATAAATTGGATAATCTGGTAAGGAATTAGATGCAACATATCCATAACTGTCAAAATCAGAATATACATTCAATACATCTGATATTAAAGCGTTATTTCCAAATTGTAACTGAGCTGCAGTTGGTGAAGAAGTTGCTTTTTTAATTTTTCTTCTTATATCATAATATAACCCATATACTGGAGTGAACGTTGAAAAAGTATTTAATCTAATCTGATTATTTCCTAAAAGTGAGTCAACCTGTGCCCCAGAGATAACAATATTATTACTATTTCTTTCTAAAATGTCAACATAATCTCCAACTTTTAAACTAGATTTATCAATTTTACTTAAAAGAGTAAATGTTGATCCATTAATGTCTGATACTTGGTATCTAGAACTTGTGTTATAGACCCATGAGTTTGCAAAGATTTCTTTATATGTTTTATTAGATTCTGGATTTTTTATAGATTCTCCAATACTTCTGATTGAAATTATTTCACCTTCATCTGCTAAGGAAATATCAGAAATAGGGACAAAATTTGATAATACTCCAGTAATTCTAAGTTCTACTTTTTTTGAAGTATCCCCATTTTCATATCCATAAATCACTTCAGTGGATTTTATATCATCCGTTTGTGATATAGGAACTATAATTCCACTACACCCAAAAAACTGATTTATTGTTTTTGAAGTATAATTAATTTGATTATATCCAGAAATTAAAGTTCCAGTTTGTCCAAACCCGATAGTAGAATCTACAGAAATGATTGATGAGCCTACTGAAACATTTTCTAATGCTTTAGTTTTTCCAGAAATATCAAACTTCCCATCAATTAAAGATCTATCATCATATCCAATAAAAAGTGAAATTTTATAATAAAGTTTTCCTTCCCTAGTTACTGCTTCAATATTAGACACTGATGCCTGAGTTACACTGTCTGTGGACTGGTTAATAGTCTGTCCCACTAGATTTAGTGGATTTTGACCAGAAATAAGTTCGGTCATTAAAACCAATCTTCTAATATACGATGCAGATGATGGTTTTATAAGACGACTATCGAGGTTTAAAACAGTTGCGTTATCATCATAAAGGACATTAAAAAGGATTCTAAAAGATTCCTCAATTCCTTTAGCTTGATAAAAACTTCTAGCTTCTTTTATAAAGTTTGAAACATTTAAACCTGTAGTAAAATTGTTATCTTCTAAGCCAGGAGTCAAATAATATTTGAGTTTTTTATAAAATTCTTTTAAAAATAATGAACTTAGATTATTAACTGTAGAGTTATTTGTATGATTTGAGCTAGAAGATGATGAAAAGATCAACTGGCGCTCATTACCAATACTTAATCCACTACCAACTACATTTTCATATCCAGTAACTCCACTAAAACCACGAATGCATCCAGTAAAACTGTTTGTGGATATTCCAGTATAGGTGATAATTTCATCATCAATCTTCAAAAGTCCATATTCTGATGGAAATCCTTTTGTAGACTGTACGTAAATTACAGTATCTGTAGACGAAATATCCGAAGTTAAACTTGTATATCCTGTAATAACCTCTGGTGTTAGGTTGTCAAGCTTTATATATTGATCTAAGTTCTCTACAAGATCAACGGGTCCCCCTTGATATTCTTGAGAAATATAATATTGCTTTAAAAAATCTACAACTTTGGGAGATTCTGAGAGTAAAAACTCTGGTACTTGATTTTCAATAATTTGATTAATCTTTACTCTTTTCTCAAAACTAGGCTCAAACATACTCATCCTCTCTCTACAGATCCGTTAGCATAACTTGAAGTATAATAATCCCTGGTAAATGAAACTCCTGAGATATCCTCACCAGAAGCTATAACATCTTTAACCATATTTATCGAACTCTTAGAAACGTCAAAACTTAAATATAAGTCTCTGAGACCAACAACATCGTTTGATTCTGGATATGCCTGTATTTCTATAATATTATTTGGAACATCTGTGCCAGTAATATTAAGAGTAGAAAGTTTAATTTCTCCCTTTGAATAATCTACAGTACCCACAGCTTTAACTTGTACTTTATAAGTACCCTGAGTTGATACGCTGATTGCAGATAAAACTCCCATATTACTTCCATCTAACATGCCTGCAGCATCTTTATTTGGCACATCCGTAAGATAGACCTTAATGAGATTTCCTGTAGAATCTACAACACCATCAATATAAAATCCTGTGCTCTTAATATTAAATCCTGATGGGTTTATATGAAATCTATTTCCAAAACAAAGTTCATATTGAGCATAGCGATTTAATAGTACTTTTAAATCTCTTCTAATTCTAACTTTTGTAATATTTGATGTAATTGCATTATCAATTCGATCAATCACCTGGAGAACTTTACTATATCTAAATCTACCAGCAAACTTATTCACATCAGTTGATTTTGAATATGAGATTAGACCGTTTACAACCGATGTTTGTAAATCATTAACATTACTAACCTGAGCTGAGTTATAATAAACTGAGGAAATGATCTCCACATAAAGAACTTTAAGATCGATAATTTCTTGCTTAATTCCTGTGATTGAATATTGCTTGAGATTATTTAAAATATTTTGCTTATCAAAATCTGAAATATAGTTGCCATTTTTTGGTTTGATACTAATCAAAACCTTACCGAACTGAGGTGGATTCAAATCTTCTCCACCAATCACAGAAACTGACTCGGTATTTCTATAGATCTGTTGAATGATTGCCTCATAATCTTTACTTGTTACTGCTCTGTACTGAGCGGAATACAATCTGGGAGCAAAATATTTAATCGAGGATAGACCTTCAATTTCAGCACCATTTGCTGCTGGAGAAATCGTATTGATTGATACTCTCCCAGTAGGAATTACAGTAACACCTAAATCATCTACAAACTTTCCTTGAAATGCAAATGATGCAGCTCCATTTCCATTTATTCCATCAGATACAATATATCCCGTAGTGATTACTGTATTATTTTCTAATGGTTTACCAAATATTCCATCACCAAAAAGAAGTTCATATTTTTCATCCTGTATTTCTTGAATCAAATATATTTCAGATCCTGGATGAATGTTCAGAATATTATCTACTCGATAGTATTCTCTACCAATTCCACTATCATTAACTCCCTTAACATGAACAACCAATGTTGAGGTATCTACACTTGGATTATCAATGATAAATCTTTGAGTTATTGAAGTATCGACTGTCCAAGTATACTTTAGATATGTCCCTTGATAAACAGTTATTGGTGATGTTGTTGACCCAAAAGTTGCAACTCCACCAATAACAGGAACTGTAATATCCTCGGGAATTGAGAACACATAGGAGGTATTACTTGCTGAGCCAACGCACACTAGACCAGCCTGTAAGGTGAGATGAGGGCTACTGGTGTCAACTGATACCTGAAAGGTAACAGACGCCTTTGCGGCGGTTTTAGAGCGTGGTACGTAGCCAATATTTCTTGCTAAGGAAACCACATTAGCTCTCAATGTTGCCGAATCCAAAAAGGATTCGTTAACAATCATATTTGAGTTAACCGCAGTGATATATGTGTTATATGCTAGAATATCAATTAATACTGAGAAGTTAGAACCTTCAAAATCAAAGTCAGTAAAGTTACTGTTTGCTCGAAGATACTCTTTGATCGAAGTTCTAATTTGCTCGAAATCTAAATTCGTAAAATTAGTGAAAGGCATTTTATCTAACTGCCTCTAATATGAATGTAAACTGTTGAGTTGGAATCTCTTGTCCAATGATATCAAAAATAACATTAATCTCAAAACTATTTTGATCGGGTTGTGGAGTTGCCTGAACGACTAGATTATTAACTCTGGGCTCAAAGTTATTCACTGCAGTTTTAATCTGATCTTCAATGATATTTGCAGTACCGTAGTCTACAAATTCAAATAAACTTTTGCGAACATCAGATCCAATAAGAGAGTTAAAAAATCTTTCTGTAGGAATAGTTTCAACTAGATTTCTTACGGATCTGATGATTGCACGCTCATTTGTTAATACTGGCAGATCATTAGTTACAGGATGAGGATCAAAAGATAAGCTAATATCTTTAAATGGTCTTGATATTTCTACAACTACTGCCATCGAATGAGAGATTTCTTTGAGTTATTTATACCTTATTCCAAGGTTTACCATACTCTGGTTCTGTTCCATAAGACCAATCATCATAATCATCTTCATTACGAATTTTTTCATGAAGTTCAGTTTGTTTTTTAAAGTCATGTTTCGGTGCAGAATCGTGCATGACCTCTTGAATGATTCTTTTTGGTGGATTTTTGGGATAATCCGTAACTAATTCTGTGGTTCCCCACATTTGATACATGTAATCTTGGTCTCTATCGACGGGTAAATTTGACATTTTGGCTCCTGTTTTTTGGTAAAAACAGAACTTTTTTTGGTAGGAGGTTCCTATCTCCTTAATACTATTTAACGATCTACCTCTCTGAGATTATAATCTAAAGAATCAAAATATTTGAGGATTTCTGTCATGATAATTCTTGGATTTCCTGATCCACATGTGTAAGCATCAATCGCAGCACACCCTTTTTCGGGCCATGTATGACATGAAACGTGACTTTCTTCCAAAGCAATGACTATTGTAATCCCTTGTGGGCTAAATTGGTGCTTAAAAACGCTCAAAATTGTCATTTTGGCACGCTTAATACCCGTCGTTAGGCACTTTTCAACACCATCAAGGTCATTTAATGCCTCAAAACTAGAATTATAGATTTCTAAAAGAATATGTCTACCCATCGAATACTGAATCAACTTTCATAGTCCAAAATACTGGGTATTTATTTCTAATTTTTTGGAGACTTTTGTATTTTTTCCTTCAAGATTACTTCTAGAGACGGATAGCGCGATTATTTTTTTAAATTTATAAGACCTCAGGCTTTATGAGTCTTAAAAAACTCAGATTTTTTTCTTCAAAATCGCAATGAGGTCCTATAAAATACTTCGAGACAAAAAAAATCTCCCGTGAAGGAGATCATTTAACTATTTTCCTTGTCCGCGATATTTTTTTCGCGCTTTATTGCGTGAGGTTGCCGCATACTTAGTGCCACCACCATCACCTTGAAGGGTTAACTTAGGTTTTCCTGGATTATAGGAACCACTTTTAGTACCAACTTTTGATTTTACTGCCATAATTAATCTCCAATAACTTCAGTTTCAAGATCTTCGGGACTTGGAGAACCTGTCTGATAATACTCTATCGACAGATCCTCCATAATGTTAAAGTATTCTTCCTCTGTAAGATTGGAGTATATTCTACGTCCATTACAGAGAATGTTATATACTTCTTGCGCCATTAGATTACCCGAGTTTTTTCGTGTCCAACCCGTACACGCGGATCGCACCAGATTTCAAAGCCCGCTTCTTTTGCATCAAGACAGAATGAAACGTCCTCGCCGCACATATCTTGCACATCTCCAGACTCAAAGACCTGCATTTTTGGTGCGAACCAGGGATATTTCATTTCAGGATGCTCGAATACACCGTGCTTGATTAGAAGCCACCCAAAGCCTGTATAATCGACTGTAAAGGGCTTCCGACGCTTCGACATACTTTCGATCGTTTCATGATTCATCACGCCCCCATTGCTGCGGAAATCATCCTCTTCAAGCCAATGAGCGACTGATGTGGTTTGACCATCTTCTGTGCAATACCAACCAGCGGCAAGATCTTTATCCATCAGGACCAACTGCCAGAATGAATTGCTACTGAAGACGATATCAGAATCGATCCAAAGTTGCCAATCATACTTCAGCTTTCCATCCCAAGGTAACTGATCAGGGCCACGTAGTACATTTGCACCAAGACACTTGCAACGGGCAAAGTTAACCATTGAAGAATAGTCTTGAGAGATTTGAATGCTTGCCCCTGCTTGCACTAGATCAAAGCACAACTGAACAAAGCTCTTCAAGTAAGTATACGAAACTCCTCTTCCTGGAAGGCAAAAGACAATGGACTTACCACGTACCATTTCTTTAGCCAGATCATAATCCCACTCCTCTTCTGATTTTGCAACCACGGGAGATTTTGCTTTTACTGTAAATCCTTTAGCCATAAGTTTTAGTGTTTACATCAAGTATCATACAATATTATGTAGCATTTGTCAATGAGACTTATTCGTCATTTTCGCGTTCGCTCAAAATTAGTTCATCTCCATCCACGGCGATTTTAATCTCAGTATCTTCATACCAGGATAACTCATTAATCATCCATTCGGGAATAATGATGTAATAATCTCCTGTAATTGCGTCAACTTGAATACGTTGAATGTTTTCTCCCGAATTTTTTTTCATTATTGTATAGGCGTACATATAAAATCAAATTATATATTCATTTTATTTTTTTCGACCTAGGAGTAATAATAGTAACATGATGATTAATCCTACATGTAGTATATGTAAATGTGAAATGAAGAATACTGCGGCGATTACAAATAGAATCACTAAAAATCCTGATAAATTCACCCCAGTATTTGTAGAGCCACAATTTGGGCATTTTAATGAATAACTCTTCCCACGGGGATACCAAGTATACCAACAACTCCAACATGTATTCTGTGGGCGATATGTTGGTTGATGTCTACGAAACATTTTTATATGCGCGAAAATTTTTAAGCTTCTCTGTATTATAACATGCGTTTTTAATCAACCTTTTGAATCGTTTTTATATGGGCGAAAATTTTTAAGTAAGAGGTTAATATAGAGCTCGCTTGGGTAACACTTTATAGCTTAGGGATCCTATCGATTTTAATTAACCCCCCCCCGCGCGCCCCGACGGCCCGACCCAACGCAACGGGGCCACTGCCTCCCACGAACGAACGAACGGGGACTGCCCCCCACCCAACCAATGGGCAGGGGGCTCAGAGGGCTCAGTGGCTCATCCCCACTGCAGCTGGCGCACGTCGTT